TGCAACCGCCGCTAGCTCTGCCGATCCCGTGGCTTCCAATACGGCACTTCCTAAAGATGACTCCGCTTTCTTGAAAACTTCACCAACAGGCTCAAGGAGCTCACCTATAGATTTTAATTTGGCCTTGCCCTCTTTGCTTTTTGGCTCAAAGGTAATGGCGTTTTTTACTAATTTAACAGTTTCCGCGCCGGTTTTGGCGCCTCCAAACAATCCCGCTACTATGCCAGACAATCCCGCTACGGGATCGGCTATTGCGCTGCTCAACACCGTACCGGCAACCTCCGCAACCCCTAGAGCTTCCTGTCCAAATGTTGCTTCTGGATCTACCTGTCCAAGTTGTACACTATCCACAGGCAAAGCCCCACCACCACCAGCGCTTGTATCAATAACATTTGGTGTTACTCCTTGTTGTGTCGGCTGTTGCAATTCAGCCAGCAAGTTAACCGGTTGTCTTTGTTGCTGTAGTTCAGGTAATAAATTCGCCATTATTGAATGCCTAATTGCTGAAATAATTGCTCTCTTGTTAATCCCGGATTGGCTTGCAGGGTGTCGGTTATGTCTTGCTCTGAGATTTGGCGGCCCAATGCTGTGCTGTTAAATGTTGTTGTTTGCTGCTGTGCTGGGGCTGCCGCCTGTTGCTGTCCAATGCCTAACTTGGCCTTTACAATAGCATCAACGTTTGAAAGTATCGATTTAATAGCCTCTGGTGATGTTTTTCGTGACGGTATCATTGCAAGCAATAGCTCTTGGTCTTTATCTGTAAACACGCCCTCACCAGCAGACCTAAACATCTGTTTTAATACCGGCGCGATTGCCGCTATTACTCCGTCTGCAATCTGCTGATTTGCGGTTATAGCCGTTAGCCTACCAGCAAAAAACCCTGTTGAAGTATCACCGAGAGCATCAGCAACAGCGCCCATGCCTACTTCGTAAATACTGAATACATCATTATTTGCTTTAGTTTTAGCTGCTTGATCGGCTAAAACTTTAACATCCGAAAGCGCGGCGGCAGCTTCCGCCTTAACTTGTGGCTCTAGTTTAAGCTTAGCAAACAACTTAGATGTTTCTTTAGCTCCGGCCTTAGAACCTTCGACTTTTACAATTTGTGCGGCTAAAGTTGGATTGCTCGATATCCTTTCCGCTGCCGATGTGCTTACTTTGGCCAAATTCCCAAGCGCTCTATTTGCTGAATTCCGCTCCAATTCTGTAGCATTTGGATCTTGGGCAATCGCAACTAAAGCATTAAACTCTTGCAGGCCGGATGGTTGCTTTTGCTGTGCCGGTTGCCCTATTAATGATTCAGTCCGTAAAATGCCTTGATCTAACCCAATATCAGTCAAGTCTTTAGGCTGAACCGCTGATAAATCAATGCCGAACTGCTCTAGCTGTGGCTTGATTGACGCAAAAGCTTGCTCCCTTTGCTCGAGCGGTATACCTCTCAAGGCTGTTAGAGATTGATTTAATATTTTTTGTCCTTGAAGTTTTTGCTGTTGGCCAAATTGTGTTTCACTTCGCTGCGCCCCAACTTTAGCCTGTTCAAGTTTAAAATCGGCTAATTCGTTTCGTTTTGGCTGCAATGCCAAGCCTTGCTCTTGCGCTTGTATTCCTAACGCTCTACTTCTTGCGCCCTGGAATGCTGAAACCGGATCAAATGTTCTTGCCATAATTTTTTATCCAAATGTGCTTATATCAACAACGGGAGCCGGGCCACCTGTGCGCGGCACTGTAGGCGGTGGGGGCGTTTGATTAAACAAGCCGGGGAACGCACCAGGAATACGAGATAGGTTTTCAATACCCCCGGTTATTGCATCCGTTTGCCCGGCTATTCCACCAGCTCTTGCCGCACCTTCTTGGGTTCTTAAGTTGCTAATGTTTGTTGCTGTCTGCAGCCCTGCGGTGCCTTGTCCCGCTGCGACATTAGCACCTAAACCAGCAACATTAAATAATTGATTAAATCGCTGATTTTGCAACTGAGGGATGATAGTAGATGTTAAATCCGTATTGAACTGAGTTAAATCCTTGAGAGTTCCACCAGCGCCAAGCCGACCTTGTGCCGCTGCGCTTTCTTGGATTTGCTCGAAACCCTGTTGGCGCAAAAAGTCAACAACCGGGTTAATATCTTCTAGCTGTTGATTTGGATCTTCAAGAAAACTTTGTAGCTGACCGGCACCTTCAACGCCAAGCATTCTAAATGGTTCGGTTTTTTCTTCAAACGACTCTCTTGCTAAAGTCTGAGCATCAACGCCCTCCCTAGCCGCCTCAGCTTGCGCTTCTGCGCCCTTTCTTGCGCCTCTTGCCTGTATAGCCCCACCAACTACCGTTGCCGCCGCCACTGCCACCGCTGCCCAACTCATACTCTTTCTCCATACAATAATTTGCAGTTTATTACATCAAAATAATTTACCGTGATTTCTTCCTTCGGTCGTATTTTATTTATTGCAACTAGCGACAAAATCCCCTCAACAAACTCAGGTCTTGAGTTTGGGTTTTCTGCGTGATTTGTGTACCTTCCGGCTATCGTTCTGTCTGTTCCCGTTCTCATCGGACAAACGATGTCACCTGCATTTGTTTCGTTATCAGAGAATAACCCACGACCTGCTATGCTGGATTTGCAAACAGTTATATGATCAAATCCGTCCGGTGTGTGTATGTTGTCTTTTACGCTGTGCATAAAATTTTGAATATCACTCTCGGTCATATTCATAGACTCAAGAAAACTATCATAACTTTCCGAGTTTGATTTGTTTTTTAAGGGTTCTATTACTTGCATGGTAAAACTCCCATGCCTTGACTTAATAACCCATCTATTAATAGATGATCGTATTCTTCAACAATGACCTGTTTTTCAATAATCTCTAAATCTGTTTCATTGGTAACGTGTACCGTTTGCCACACGCAATCCTCGTGAATATCGACAACTTTTTGAACGCCAGCCTTTGAAATGAACGTGTAAGGCGCTTGTATATCTTCAGAGCCTTCAGCCGTGATGACAGTAACCCGACCCTTTAAAAGTATATTAAAATGCTCCGTGGCGTGTATTTTGCCTATGATTCTGGTGCCTGCTGGCATGAATATCTCGCGCAAATAACAGCCGGGCGTAAAACGATGAATAACCGGGCAGTCTTGGCTTACTAACTCACCATTATTGATTTTCTGAACCAACAACTCGGCCATGTTTTGAATGCAAGCCCTATTGGTTGTTATTTGGTTGTTATGCCGTGTCGTCATGTCTGCATTCATATTTGCCCCTTTTGTCGTTAGTCAATTCTACCAAAATTTAGTAAAAATAGCTAAAACTCGATGCCGCTTGCATCATTGCGTAAATTCCTTGCCGCTAATATTCCAACTAATAGAATCAGCCAAGTCTGATTCTACTCGCACAGTCTCGCCCGGATCTAATGCTTGATTAACTATCTCGCCGCCAAATGATGATTTATTTCTTATAATCCTTTCATCGGGTATTAGTTTTTTAGTTAAAAGCCCGTCAGCGCCAAAAATATAAACAGAATGTATTCTATTTTGAGTTGTGGCATTGGTGGCTGTGAATGCAGTAATAACAGATCCAAAGCCCTCTAGTGGCGACTTGTAAACTTCTTCTATAGTGTCTGCAATGGTAGAAGAAAAGTCCCTTACAAGCTTCTTGGGGTTGGCCATTAGTTAGCCCTCGAAATTGCGCTAGAAACTAAAATATTTGTTGTGTTGTCGTTGTTTTCAACAAAAACCTCCACGAATTGAGCGGTTGCAAAACTTTCCTGCCAGGGAATTGTAATTGATGCAGGTGATCCGCTGCTTGCTGCGCTTGACCTTTTTGAACTTGCGACAACGGCCCCGCCAATTGCTACATACGCAGATAGGTTTATATTGGTTCCGCTGGCTGGCTCAACTGATACAGATGCGGTTAGCGGGAGTGTTGCATCCTTGCCGCCGTTATAAGTAAGCCGTCCCGCTGTTGTTCCGGTCATTTGGCTTGTTCTTTCAACTACCCACGTACCGGCCACTAATACAGCGCTTGAGCCGTCTGTGCTGGCTGCTACTATTACCGTTTCAGTTGCGTTGTTTTGCATGGATAATAACCCGTCAGGCCTTGTATCTGCGATGTCGTCATTATGAAAGAAGTTCCATAGCGCATCATTTACGGTTATAGTTGCCAGGATGGTTCCAGCACCAGACGTTAACAGCCTAGTAACAACCGCCGTTCCCCCTGTGTTTATGTTTGCAGATGCCGCTGCGCCGCTGATTAATGTCGTGCCAGCGCCAAGATTAGCCAAAATCAGATCAAGTATGATCGCGTCAAATGTTGCCGTACCAAAATTAAAGAATGTTCCGCCTGTTATTACGGTTGATGACACTTCCCACAGCCAAGTATTCCATGCGCCTGTAATGGTGCAACCACCCGATGATATTGATGATGGGCTAACATTTGTGAATCTTGTCGTTGATCCGTTTGTGCCTGTGCTATTAAATAATCCAAACGTTGCACAAGATACAGAACAATCGTTCATTCTGAACAAGGTGTCTGTATTATCTGAGAAATTAATTACCCTTCCTGCTGCGCACGAAATAGTTAGATTGCTAATCCTGACCCTTTTGTTTGTTATTGTGAACATATCGGCTGTGCCGGTGTATGTCAGAGTAACCACAACTGATTCTATGCCCGATACAGAGCAGTTATCACCCATCGCTAGCTCGTTGAGGCCTAAGCTTACATCGTTACCAATTAGATATTGTGTATCGTCTGCCAGGGTTATTACGCTTGAAACTGGTGCCGGGAAGTCACTCAATACATTAACAATCACTCGTTTTGTTGGCGCTTTTACCAGCACCCCATCAACTTTTAAACCGCCGGTGTAATTAACCTCGCCTAATACGGCTTGAACCGCTAACGATACTTTGCTTAATGCGTTCTCTGCTAATGGGAATGTTTCATCAAAGTTATCATTGACTTTATCAAATGCAGCCCTGAAATCATCGCCGGTTCCGTCGTCTGCAACTGCGCCAATGTTTATTGTTTGTTGTACCATTTACGCCTCTGTCTCGTCTGCCCAAAATTTTGTCGTGTCAACTGTCCATGATGTCGTGTCAACTGTTAAAGGCTCGCCCGAACCCACTTGATCTTGTAGGTCTTTAAGTTGAGCGCCTAGAGCCGTTATAACTTGTTCTAGACTATCGTCTATTAAATCCTCACCACCACCAGTACGAATAAACATATCGTGTAAAAATCTGTTTAGATATTCGATTGTTGGTCTTATCTCGTTATCTTGCATCCATGCCCTTGGCCACTGGATGACGAATGGATCAACTCTAGCCAAGATCAAGCTCCAAATCTGCATCAGCAGAGATCAACACCCACTTTATATTGTCGGTCATCGTAAATCTGAACATTCGAGTATAAAAGCTACCCATTCCAAACCAGTCTAATTGATGCCTGAATTCGCCCTGTGCGCCGATATTCTGGAATCTTTCACTGCTCCATGTTCTGCCATTGTCATCCGAATATTGCATGATGATTTGGCTTTCAGCAGTAACTAAGCTTGTGCCGGTTTCAATCTCGATTCCAACCCGATCCATGAATACTTTAGCCCCGGCCCTGCCAAATGTGCGGCCATTGATGGCTATTGTGTCGCGTCGATGCTGTATTGGCTCGCCGTTGTCCGTGAAAGTTTCAAAATCAAGCTCGTAAATGTTACCGTTGCGCCGGTCTGCTACTAAATGCTTGTTGTAAATGAATTGATAATCGCTGATTAAATGCTGCGATCCATCGGTGCCAAAGGCTAAATTAGTCCATAGTCCCGATTCTTCGTTAAATAGCCACGTTTCGTTACCTGTCGGAAAGGATAAGAGATAAAAGTTCTGATTATCTAGGGTAAAGCACATGCCATAGGCGTCATCGGTCTTGGTATATTTGGCTATTGCCTGCCCTATCGCCGGGTTTCCAATCGGATTAAGCGCCAGCCCTGCGAGTTGGTAAATAATCTTGTCGCTGCCGAGAAAGTAAGCAAAGCGATTATTAGAGCCGATTGAGTGAATAGCATCAATACCCACTTCTTGAGTTGCATTTAACACAAACGTGTAAGGCGGGTTGCCCGACCCGCTGTTGTAAAGAGGTTGAATAGTCCTCGAGCCAAACCCGAAAACCTGTTGTTTATAGGCAAAAACCGCTTTCATATCGTCAGCTTTTGATTCTGCAATGATCACGTTGGCACTATTTACAGATAATGGAACGCTCAAATCAGCAAATGCTATGTCTCCACCTGTGCCATCGTAAACCATGCGCCGATTAATATATGTCACTGTGCTTGCATTTGGTAAATCTACATCGGTGCCTTGGGTTAACGTTGTGCCGTCATAGGCATATGGCTTGCCGGATCCGGTAGCAATAACCAGATTACCCACTTGATCTTCATCTAGTTTGCACCTGCCAACACCGTCAATTGTGCCTATTGATGTCTGAGTACCAAATGAATCAACTTTAAACAGAGTATTGGCTGATACAGTATATAAAACGTCATCTAGCCGCCCCATGCTCCTGTTTGCCCCTGCGCCGGTAGAAAACAACTTAAGGCCGGGGAATGGGTTAAATGATGCTACTTCTTGCGCTTGCTGGTTGAATTCAACATAAAAATTGCGAGTAACTTGAGCGGAAACAGGTAATGATCTGTTTGTGTAAGTTGGGCCGATGAGTGGTATGGGTATTCCGAATGCCATTATTAATCCAGTGAGTCAAATTCGTTTTTACGCGGTAGATATTGGCGCGTTAATGCTCTATCTAGCGGCATTTCGTTGATAACTGTATACTTGGCCTGTAATTCGGTTACTGCGCTAGCTGTAGCCGCCGAGAGTCCCGGTTGAATCGGTCGCCGGTGCCTTACCATCAATCGCATAGTTAGACTAAGCTCCAGGGCTTCTTCGTCTGCATCATCAATAAACAACACGTCAGCCGCAACCAATTTTGATAGCCCTAAAAATATGCCGTCATTCTGGAATCGGGCAATAAGGCGATTTAACCGTGCCAAAGCATCAGTGTTAACTCCACCCTCCAGCGCTTGACCTTCAGCCAATATACCAGCCTGTTTAGCCGAGCTATCAATTAAATCCTGTGCAGTTGTCATTATTTACCCTTCTTCTTTCTACCGCGCTTCTTGGGTTTTGGTTCAGGCTCCGGTTGTAATTCCGGTTCAGGCTCCGGTTGTGGGTTTTCTGCTGCTGCCCTAGCATCCTTTGGTGAGTGGCACCAACCGGGATCAATATCCCAGTCAGCGCCCTTCATGCCAAACATCTTTGTTGCTACTTTACCATTCACAAATCTATATCGGCATGTTTCCAGCATTATGCGGCCCCCGTAATAAGTCCAAAGTTAACTAGAGTGGTTCTGATTTCATTCCACTTATCCGAGATACTGGCAACAGCGTCAGCCGTGTCCATGTTCTGAATAACAACGCTAAATGACCCGTTACCCGCCGTGATTGTGGTGCCACCTGATGCGATTTCAATTGAAAATGTATCGGATGCACTGCCTGTATTAGCTCCTGCAACAGCAGTGCCGTCAATTCGCCGCCCTGGTGCTGTGCTAGCTTGTACCACTGTTAAAGTTGATGGTGATGTGCCTACGTCCACAGCGCCGATTTCCATGTTAGCCACACGACTACCGGAAGCGCCGACTAAATCAGTGCCACCGTCAACCCATGCCCAATCAAGGATCTTGAATTTAAAGCCAGGGACAAACGCCGTCACTACGTCAATAGCAGACGTACTGGTTACAAACTCAAACGGAAAGTGCATGGTAGAAATACCAACACCCGCCGCCACCGTATCGGACACAGTGCCCGTCGAATTGTCAGTGATAGCAACCTGACTTGCGTCTGAACGTTGGCTAATCGGATCTTTCCCGAATAGCCCCATCGTGCCGCCTGTGTTTAACGTGATTTTGTCAGCATCAATAAATGATGTTGCCACGCCCAATGCTCTTTCGCCTAATGCCATAATAATTCTCCTGTTAGGCCCCCGAAGGGGCCGTTAGATCAAGACGTTGCAAAAGGTGTCAATTGCGTGCCAGTGGTGCCAACCATAGCGCCTGAAACAGCCCACTGAGTGGTTGAGATTGCGCGGAAAACAATATGCTGACCAAGAATGCCGCCGGTTGTCGAGCCGTTGGATTCTAAAGCAACATGAGTTGTGCCGTTGGCGCTGAATGAATCGCCGCCGACTGCAATATCAGTTGCAAATGCTCCAATGCCGCCGATCATGAATTCGCTGGCTATTGTCTTTGTGATTACCTTGTGTGTATCACTAGATGTAACAGAAACAGTAGTTAAGAATTCAAACATCATCCCCAAAACCGGGGTAGGTAGTCGGACGGTGATTTGATCGGACGCATCCAACAGAATCAATGAATGCGATTCAGATGGTAACAGTTGTCGCTCTGTCGTGCCGATGCCTTGAATAACTTCCTGATGCAACCCGGGAGCTAAACAGCCTTCAGTGCTTTGCTTACTTAGATTTTCTAATGCCATGATAGGCTCTCCTTAGTTGTTTGCGTAACGTACGGCGGTTTGTGCGCGGATGGTTCTGAATCCGTACAAAACATCAATACGGGTCGGGAATTCGTCGTTGGTAATGTCGAAATCGGTTAGGATTCGCATTGAGATACCATCCATCACCTCACGAGCCGCAAAATCCAAGCCTTTAGGCATACGCAGATCAGCAGTTACAAAAGTAAACGAATCAGGCGCATAACCTAACGAGATGTCATGTGTTGCGCTTGCCCCGCCGACTTTAGTGATTACCTGGCCGTCTGCTGCTGCGTTAGATACGTTTTGACGCGCACCTGTTGCGACAAGTTCTGGCTCAAATAACAAAGCAGTTGCAGAAACCGCAGTGTCAGCAGTTACAACGAATTGTTGTAGGTTGCCGCTGTCTTGCTTAGTTTCGTGATGAACCCGATTAACGCCAGCGATAGTAAAGATGTCGCCTTTCAGGAACGTTCCCGCGCCGGTGTCAATTACTAACGATGTGCCGGCTTGACCCGCGCCATCAGTTAAATAATCGCCTGTACCATCATCGGTGCCGGTGGTGTGCCGTGGCATCAATGTATTCTCAAAGAATTCAAAACCGGAAGTACGGCCCAAAATGCCTTCTAAATACTGCTTAGATATAGTGGACGAATCCTGGAATAGACCTTTGAGCGCATCAACCATATCGACATTAGTTTGAGTGTCAAGGTTGATTTTAAGGCCAGTAGAGCCAGCCAAGTTGTCAACGAGGATTTTACGACCTTCGAGGATCTTGCGGAATGTAGACGCAGAACCAACGTTATTGACTTGGTTGTAAACGTCTTTAAACATAGTCAGAGCGTCAGCTTCAATGTGAGAAGCAAGAACAGTCATCATCGGATCTAAAATTCGAGTCCCGAAATCGTCAATGCTCAATGTTAGATCCGCTGAACTAAATTCAACATCAACGCCCTTTTGGGTTGCCAATGTTAAAATAATGCTTTGCTCGTTAGTATTTTGAACCGAGATTTTCTTACCAGTTCGCACCGAGTACTGGTTTGGAAGTCTGATTGTTAATGTATCGCCAATTTTCGCGCCCTGGACCGCGAAATTGTCATCGTATTGTCGATTGATATTACCGATGAAGTTTAATTTTTGGTGCAGGATGCGTAAAGCCTCCCGAGTCACCGCCGTTGGTGTTAATGGTGTGTTATTAGCCATGAATGATTACCTTTTTAGCCATGTATTTGTTTATTCCTCCAGATTCGCCACTCATCCGCTGTCATTTTGTCGGGGTCTGTCTGAACCGTCTCAGAGCCACCCAACGGTTTAATTGGATCGGGCGCATCGCTTACCAGTTTTGGTTTCAATGCTTCAACCTGGAATTCGAGTTTTGTCAACTCACGCGCTCTTTGTACTGGAGGCAGTGCAAAAATTCGCTGTGCCTCGTCTAAATTTGAACCAAGATGAAACGCAACTTCCGGGCCCTTCCCTTTTGGATCTTTAGCCATATCAAACAATTGTTCGGCTAAGTCTAAATCCATAAAATCATGGCCATACGCAACCTCGTCGAAGTTCTCAAAGTTGGCTCGTTTTGAGTCTAAGTTCTTCTCAAATGCCGCCTTCTTGGTCTCAAGCTCCGTCTGTCGCTGCGTCTTTGCTGCTGCTGCTTTGTTAGCGTTATCTGAAGCTGAAACTCTAGCGTCCGCTGCATTACCTGAAACTTCCGCATAATACTGCGCGTTAGCTGTGTGGTATTCCTGCAAGGTTTCAAAATCATCCTCACTAGGAGCAACTTTAACTTCTGTTTTAACTTCTGCTGGCTTGGCTTGCTCAAATTCTGCAATCCTAGCCCTTAACGCTTCATTTTCTTGGTTTGTATCGTGTACCTTTCGCGTTAGTTGGTTAATGCGCGGTTGTACAGGATTGGCCGTTTTCTTTGACTGATCTTGTGTTTCGGTTGCGCTAGCTTCGGCTTGTTGCTGTGCCTCGGCTCCCGGTGCAGTAGATGGGGCTGCTTTGTCATCATGGCTTGGCGTGTTTTGAATCTCGCCTGGTAGATTTTCACTCATTTAGGTACGTCCTCACGAATTTAAACCCGCTGATTCCCAACGGTAGTTGGTGGATTACCACCATTTCTCAACAACTCGGTAGCTTGTGCTAGTGCCTCTTGTAATAGTCGAGGATCACCAGCCGCCGCTGCTATCTCTGCTGTTTGAATAGCGTTCTCGACATCGTTCTGCTCAATCTCGCTAAAGTTCTTGACCGCTGTTGATTGTTTAACAGCCGTGTCAGCTTGCTTATTCTCTATTGTAACCTGTTTTTCGGTTAGTTCCAACTGTATGGCTTGCTGCTGCTGTTGCTGCTGCTGCTGTTGAGCCTGTTGGCGCTGCTGCAATTCTTCTGGTGACAAATCATCTTCATCATCCGCGATGCCTGGAGGTAGTAGTTTCTTCAAGCGTTCTGCCATCTCATCGGCACCCGGCCAATCAAGGTTTTTAGCGACCAAATCCCCGGCAACTTGTAACACTTGTGGGAATACCTGAGCAAGCTCAACCATTGACTGTGCCGCTTCCGTCCGTCGAGTCCTGAATGATGGCCCAACACCTACACGAACGTCATATTTACCCCTGGTTAGGTCGTTTTGAATCTTCAACCCGTCCGGTGTGAGTATCGGCTTGTTAACCTCAACAAATCTAGTGCCTGAGTCCTCACCGCGCAATCTGATGACTCTTTGGGTGTCGTAGTACTTCGGTATTAAATCAAGTATTACCCGGCCTGTGTGCTCTATTGCTTGCGCTAGGTTGTCCATGAATAGCGACTGACCCAAGTCTGCCTCTTGTTGTAAGGCTATGACCGCTCGACCACTCCGGTTCTCTGATGTTGGCTGCTGTGCCGCTTCA